GACAAACTAGGCTATGTGATCTTCATTGGAACACCCATGGGTCACAATCAGTTCTGGGATGTATACGACCTTGCAAAACGCAGAGGTGGTAATTGGAAAGCTGTATTATACAGAGCATCTGAAACAGATATTATAAGCAAAGAAGAATTAGAAGAAGCTCGTCTGACGATGCCAGAGGATCAATACGAGCAAGAGTTTGAATGTAGTTTCCAAGCTGCTGTATCAGGTTCTTACTACGGTAAGCAGATACAAAAAGCTGAGAAAGAAAACCGTATTGTTGATATTGAATACGATAAAAACATAGACGTAGAAACATGGTGGGATTTAGGTATCGGAGATTCAACATCAATATGGTTTGCACAAAGAGTAGGAACAGAAGTTCGTTTAATAGATTACTACGAAACATCTGGTGAGGCTCTTGCACATTACGCTGGTGTGTTAAAAGACAAAGCCTACAATTATGGAAGGCACGTAGCACCCCATGATATTGTAGCAAGAGAATTAGGAACTGGTAAATCTCGTTTAGAGGTTGCATCTGAATTAGGAATACAATTTGATATATGTCCTAAGTTAGAAGTTCAACATGGAATAGAAGCAGTTAGAAATACATTAGACCAATGTTGGTTTGATCGTAACCGCTGTAAGGCTGGTATTGAATGTTTGCGACAAGACCGAAAAGAGTTTGATGATCGTATGCAGACATTTAAAAACAAACCTCTACATGATTGGAGTTCACACGGAGCTGACGCATTTCGTTACGGTTGTGCGATTGATCCTGGAACTGCCAGTGTATGGACAAGAGAAATAAATATTGATACAAGGTATATAGTTTAACATGGCAAAAGGCAAAGCACTTACAGACATAGAAGTCGGCTCAATAGTTAGCTCAGAGATAAAAGCATCTTTAGGTTATATTGGTTCAGACATAACTGAACAAAGACAAAAATCATTAGAATATTATTTTGGTGAACCTTTTGGTAATGAACAAGAAGGTCGTTCACAAGTAGTTTCTACTGATGTGTCTGATGTTATTGAGTCAATCTTACCGACACTGTTAAGAACTTTTGCTGCTAGTGATGAAATTGTTAAGTGTGAACCTGTTACCGCAGAAGACGAAGAGGTTGCAAAACAAGCTAGTGATTATTTAAACTACGTTTTCAACAAAGATAACGATGGCTTTATAACCCTCTACACTTTATTTAAAGATGCACTGATACAAAAAAACGGTATTGCAAAAATTTATTGGGACACCTCAAAAAAACGTGAACGTGAGTCTTATGAAAAGCTAAGTGAAGATGAATACACGATGCTGCTTGATGAAAATGGTGTAAAAGTAAAAGAGCATACAGAGTACGAAGATGAAAAAGCAATCAAAGAAAAAGAAAATATTCTAAAACAAATAGAAGAGTCTGGTCAACCTGTTGACCCTATGACGTTGGAACAGATAAACAACACACCAATACCTATGTTGCATGATGTAGTTATTGAAAGAGAAGAAGATTTTGGTAAAGTAAAAATAGAAGCAATACCACCAGAAGAATTTTTAATTGAACGTAGAGCTAAAAGTATACAAGACGCAAACTTTGTTGCACACAGAACTACAGTTACAAGAACACAATTAGTAGAAGCTGGATTTGATAGCGATAAAGTTTATAGTTTACCTGCTGACTCACAAGATAGATACAATGAAGAAAAAATTACACGTTATAGAAATTTAGATCACGACTATAACAGTGATGCTGGCGAAGCTAGTACAGATGAAATATCTATTTTTGAATGTTACATTCGTCTTGATGAAGAAGGAGATGGTGTTGCCAAGTTAAGAAAAATTACTTTAGCTGGTGCTGAAGGCTACACAATATTAGACGATGAACTGTGTGACAGTATTCCTTTTGTTTCTGTTACACCTATAATGGTTCCACACAGATTTTACGGTCGTTCTGTTTCTGAAATGACTGAGGACTTACAATTAATTAAGTCTACAGTAATGAGACAGTTGCTTGACAATATGTACCTTACAAACAACAACAGAGTTGCTGTAATGGATGGTCAAGTTAATTTAGATGACCTACTTACTAACAGACCTGGCGGTGTTGTGAGGACTAAAGGTTCTCCTGGTCAGGTTATGATGCCAATGCAAACGCAAACAATTAACAACCAAGCGTTTCCTATGTTGGAATATTTAGATACTGTACGTGAACAACGAACAGGTATTACTAGATACTCACAAGGTATGGATGCAGATTCTTTAAATAAGACTGCAACTGGTGTAAACACTATTTTATCTCAAGCACAAATGAGAGTAGAGCTTATAGCTCGTATCTTTGCTGAGACTGGTGTTAAAGATATGTTCTTAAAAATGTTTGAACTAATCGTTAAACACCAAGATAAAGAAAGAATTATTAAGATTAGAAATAACTTTGTTCCGTTTAGACCTATGGAATGGAGAAACCGATGCAACATTTCTATAAGTGTTGGATTGGGTACTGGTTCAAGAGACCAACAACTTTCTATTTTAAATAACATACTTCAAACTCAATTAAAAGCACTAGAGCTACAAGGTTCTGCTGCTGGGCCGATGGTAAATTTACGAAACATTTATAACACTCTTAGTAAGATTGTTGAAAATGCTGGACTTAAAAATCCTAATTCGTTCTTCACCGATCCTGATGTTGGTATGCAGAATATGCCACCACCTCAGCCACCACAGCCTACAGAGTTTGAAAAAGTTTCACAACTTCAAGTTCAAGGTGAGAACTATAGAAAACAAATTGATAGCGAATTAAAAATAAAACAACTAGAAAAAGATTATCAAGAGATGATTCTGAGGTTTGAAACTCGTATAAAAGAATTAGAGCTACAGTATGGTACTAAAATAAATGAGACTGAGTTGCGTAATAATGCAATGTTAGCCAAAGAAGAAATAGTACAACAAGGTAAAATACAAGAACAGGCACAACGTACTATAAGGGAACAACGGAAAGCTGCTTTAGGTGAGCTTGACCAAATCACTAAAAACGTGATAAACCCAAACAATGAACAACAATAATTTAGAGACTGAAAGACAACGTGGCGAGAAAGCAAAGTTATTGCTTGATGAACCGTTATTTAAAGAAGCATTTGAAACTTTAAAAGTTGAGTATCAAAGTGCTATATTTCAGACGAAACACAATGAAGATGATGTGCGTAAAGCCCTATGGCAGGCATATCACATTACTGAAAAAGTAGAAAACCACTTTCGTACCGTTATGGACACAGGCAAATTAGCTGCTGTGCAAATTAACGATCTCAAAAAAAATTCGACTTAAATCGAATACACCAACCCATTTGGGAGTGTAACATTTAAAAGGAGGCTGTTATGGCTGAACGCCAAGCAACTAACGTATTGGATGCAGGAAACATAATCAAAGGTCTTATGACCAAAGAAGAATCTGCACCAGTAGAAAATGTTCCTACAGAAACAACTGAGGAACCAACTGAAACAGTAGAATCAGAAGAAGGACTTCTTACTGAAGAAACTGAAAGCCCTATGGAGATGGAAACATCTGATAAGGTAGAAGAAACATCTGAGTCGAGTGATATACAAGAGAACTCCGAGGAACCATTTTATACTGTAACCGTTGATGGTACAGAACTGTCGGTCAACCTAGAGGAGTTAATTCAAGGGTATCAACGAAATGCAGATTACACTCGTAAAACACAGGAACTTGCACAGGAGAGAAACCAGTCAAGTGAATTTGTTGAGCGATCCAAAAAAGACGTTGAAGCTAAATTAGCTAAGCTGAACGAACTTAACAACGCTGCACAAGCACAACTACAACAAGAATACGCTGATATTGATTTTGAGAAGTTGTATGACGAAGATCCAGTAGAAGCTGCGAGACTAGAGCATAAGATGCGTAAAAAGCATGAACAATTGGCTCAGGTATCACAGCAAACTCAAGAGTTACAAGCTCAAGAGTTTAACAAATACTTGGAAGAACAACAAAAACTTCTTAGTCAAAAAGTTCCAGAATTACTTGATGCACAAAAAGGGCCTCGTTTCAAAGAAGAAATGAGAAACTATTTAGGCAACATTGGATTTAATGACTCTGAAATCAACAGTGTATACGATCACAGATACGTGATGCTTGTTAAAGATGCGATGTCATATCGTAATCTACAAAAAGCAAAGCCACAAATAAAGAAGAAAGTGGCCAATGCTCCTAAAGTTGTTAAAGGTGGAGTGGCGAGAAGTAAAGCTCAGTCAGATGCTGAAGCAAAACGTCAACAACTCTCACGATTACGAAAGACTGGACAGGTCAGAGACGCTGCTAAGTTTTTTCGTAATTTAATTTAAAAATAACAAGGAGGCCTTATGGCACAACCAACAAACTTATTTGATACGTTTGAAACGGTAGGTATTCGAGAGGACTTGGTGGATGTAATTTACAACATTTCTCCAGAAGATACTCCAATACTGTCTGCAATTCCTAGAACTGCAGCAAAATCAACTAAGCACGAATGGCAACTAGACGCATTAGCTACACCTGCAACTAACGCAGTTATTGAAGGTGATGATGCAACTATTGATGCTACTACTGCAACAACAAGAGCATTTAACTATTGTCAAATTTCTGACAAAGTGATCGCACTTTCTGGAACTCAATCTGCAGTTGATGCTGCTGGTAGAGCTGACGAAATGGCTTATCAAATTGCTAAAAAATCTAAAGAACTAAAGAAAGATATGGAGTTCGACATTATCGAGCCTAATATTCAAGTTGCTGGTTCTGCAACCGCTGCTAGAGAGCTAGGATCTATTCCTACTTGGATTAAAACTAACGGTGATGCAGGAACTTCTGGTTCACTTTCTACTGGTTCTGGTACTGACTTACCTGGTTCAGGTACAGACAGAGACCTTACTGAAGCTATCCTAAAAACAGTCATTAAAGAAGTTTATACTTCTGGTGGTGACATGGATATGCTGGTATGTCCTCCATCTGTAAAACAAGTTATATCTGGCTTCAACGCTAATACAACTCGTTTCGGCCCTGCTGGTGATAAGACTGAGTATGCTGCAATTGACGTTTATTCGTCTGATTTCGGTGACCTTAGAATTGTACCAAACAGAGTAATGGCTACCACAGACGCTAAAGATGTATTTATCATCCAGCGTGATATGATGGCTACTGCTTACCTAAGAGACTTCGAGATTCAGGATCTTGCCAAAACTGGTGACTCTGAGAAGAAACAACTTTTAGTTGAGTATACTTTGGAAGTTAGAAATGAAGCCGCTCACGGTATCATTTTGGACATTAACCAATAATACTAATTAGGTGTGGGAGCTTCGGCTCCCCACCTTTTATTTAAGGATAAAACATGAATAAAGCTCCAACAACATTTAAACCAGGTGCTACACAAACTGTAGCTGTAGGTTCGTCATCTGCTGCTTCTAATGCAGTTAATGCACAAACAAGAGATATTAGAATAGTGACTACTGTAGATGCTTATGTAGAAATTTCTTCAGCACCTACTGCAAGTTCATCATCATTTATTTTACCAGCATTTACTGTTGAGTATTTTAGAGTTGCTGGATCTGATAAAGTTGCTGTATTAAGAGTTGGTTCTGTAACAGGAACTGCAAGAGTAACTGAACTTAGTCAATAATGAGACCAGGTTTTATATCATTACGAAGTCAGGATCGCTACCGTAACCGTAGGACAGATGTACCTAATGATGCCCTAAACCTAGAAGATTTAACATATTTATTATTAGAAACAGGCGATAACATCATACGTGAAGATGGTGTTGGTGTTTCATACTTTACTGACACTCCTATTCAAAATTAATGAGAAAAGCAAAGGCTTATCAAGAACACACAGCAGGCGTAAAGAAAAGAACTTCTATTGGCCATAGTGTTCGATCAAGACCTAAAAATAAACAAAAAAGAAGAAGTTTTAAAAAGTACATTGGACAAGGCAAATGAAATTTTCAGAACTTGTAAAATTATTAAAAGAGAAAGAACAACTTTCCAAACCTAAAAAGAAAAAGAAAAAGAGGATAAAACATGGCTGATAGTAAAATTAGTGATTTGACAGCATTGACAGCTGCTGCTGCTGCAGACGTACTACCTATAGTAGACACCAGTGCAACTGCCACTAAAAAAATAACAATCACCGATTTATTTACAGGTACTGTATTTAATGAAGATGGTGATAATGTTGACACAAGATTTGAAGGTAATACCAAACAAGATTTATTATTTATTGATGGTAGTGAAGATAAAGTAGGAATTAACTTTGATAGTCCTGCACTTAGACTTCATGTAGTAAATGATCTAGCATCAAGTCCAGTATATGCAACTACTCAATGTGCTGTATTTGAAGATGATAATAGACCAGGTATTCAAATGGCTGGTAGTGCTAATAACATAGGTCTTATTGACTTTGGAGATAATGCTGCTTCTAACTCTGGTGGTATTGTTTACAAGCACGCATCAGATTCATTTGCTTTTGTCGCTGCTGGTGATGAACAAGTAAGTATATCTAATGGTGTACTTGGGCCAATTACAGATTCAGATGTAGACTTAGGTACTTCCTCTTTGTATTTTAAGGATGCGTTTATTGATACCATTACAACTACTGGTGCTATTAATGGCTTTGCTAAAAGATGGACTGCATACACTGCAAACTTTACAGCAGTAGCTGGAGACAGAATACTTGCCGATACATCTGGTGGTGCATTTACAGTAACATTACCTGCATCCCCTGCAGTTGGTGATGAAATACACATACTAGATAGTGCTGCATCATTTGATAATAACAATTTGACCGTTGCTAGAAATAGTAAAAAGATACAAGGATTAACTGCAGACTTAACTTTAACAACTGAAAATACAGGTATTGGACTTGTGTTTATGTCTGATACATATGGTTGGAGAGTTTTAGTTGATGCTTATGCAGTAGATACTACGGAGCTGTAGTATGGAGGATATTTACAATCCTAACCAACAAATTCACATTGATAGGGGTACACGCAAACTTGTCGTAAGAAGCAGTCAAGATACGACCCCTATCTTAGAACAAAATAAAATATTTCGTAATCATGTACCTGAAGCACAAAGAGGTGATCTTCAACGTATTGCACAGATACCATTAATTGCTTTAAAGTTAAAAACTAAAGAAAGATTTGGTCATTCTAATTTTTACAAGTTAGACAATGAACAACAAAAGTCTCTTATAAGAGAAATGGTAAACAGTAATGAGTATATGTATTTTCGAACAGGAGAAAAACGGTTATAATGGCTGATTTTTTAGGTTTACTATCTGAAAACAAAAACTTAAATTTTGTAGACAGAATATTAAATCCAGAAAATTATGGTCTTTTAAGAGAATCTGTATCTCCACAAAAAGACCAATTTGCAACACATAAAATGGCTGCTGAATATTTAGGCGAAAACAATACCTTGCCTGCTGCATTTCCTACAATAGTGCAAATAGGAGATAAGCTAATACAATTACCAATAAATCAAGCAATGCAATACGCATTAGAAACAGGCGAATATATTACATTTCCGTCAATAAAAAAAGCAGATAGTTTTTCTAAAAACTACAAAACTAAAAAATTTAAAGAATACTATCAAAATTTACACAAAGGATTATTACAATAAATGGCTTTAGATACATACGCAAACTTAAAAACTTCTATTGCTAATTTTTTAGCACGTGATGATTTAACTTCAGAGATTGATGATTTTATTGATCTTACTGAAGCTGACTTTAATCGTAGATTAAGAATAAGAGACATGGAAACATCTCTTGCTTTTACTATAGATGAAGAACAGGAATCTTTACCAACTGGTTTTTTACAAGTCAGAAGTTTTGTTTTGGGTACAGACCCAAAAACTGCATTACAATTGATGAGTCCTTTTCATCAAGCTGAAACACAAGGTTCTAGCACGACTGGCAGACCAAGAGCATATTCTATTGAAGGTTCGAACTTTAGATTTAGTCCTGCTCCAGATTCTTCATACAGTTCTACTATAGTTTATTACAAAGCATTTACAGCTTTGTCATCATCTAACACATCAAATAATATCTTAGATAAATTTCCTGATGTATATTTATATGGTGCATTGTATTTTGCTAGTACATTCATTCGTGGGATGGATCCACAAACTGTTGCACAGTTTAAAGGTCAATACGAAGCTGCTCTACAACAAGTAGAAATGGCAGACGAGAAAGACAAGTATAATGGTACTCCTTTAGTACAAAGATCAGGTATCAATATTAACAATTTTGACAACGTAAAATAATGCAAGTACCTTTTGGAGAATGGCTACCTGACCTACCAGATCACGTAAACCCTGGTGCAACTCAAGCTAAAAATGTATTTCCTGCTGTAAACAGTTATAGACCATTTAATGCTATATCTAATACATCTAGTAATGCTTTAGACGCAAGATCACAAGGCGGAAGAGCTTTCAAATCAGACAGTGGTGTCGTTAGTATATTTGCAGGTGATGCTACAAAACTATATAGATTACTTGCAAACTCTTTTGTTGATGAAAGTGGCGGCACTACATTTAATACACCATCTGAAGGTTATTGGGATTTTGTTCGTTTTGGTGAAAGAGTGATTGCTTTTAATGGAGTAGATGCACCTCAAGCATGGACATTGGATTCATCTACTGACTTTGCTGCATTAGCAGGATCACCACCAAACTTTAGACACGCTGCAGTTATTAATAACTTTGTTGTAACAGGTTTTACCACTACTGCACAAAACACTTTAAACTGGTCAAGTTTTAATGATCCGACTGCATGGACTGCTGGTGTTAATCAGGCTGATACAGAAACACTACCAGAAGGCGGTGGTATTACAGGTATTACTGGTGGACAGTATGGATTAATATTTCAAGAAAATAGAATCACCAGAATGGATTATCGTGGTGGTAATACGGTATTTTCTTTTAGACGTATTGAAGAAAATAGAGGAG